CGTACAAGAGCCAAATCAACTGGGGTAAAGCTGATATCTTGGTTGTTTGCCATTTCTGTACGTGTAGTTGCAACAACTTGCTGTGCAATAGCCACTTGACTAGCAGCAAGTGTTGAGCGCCAAACTCGTTGTAACTCCGGAGAGGTATCATCATTTTGAAAAAGGTTTTCAAAACGCTCAACTCGATGAACAACATCACGCCATTTCGATAAAGCTGAAATATTGGTATCAAAGGTCACAAGCTTGGTGACGTCATCAACCAACCCAACAATCCAATCGGCAGGTGATAAAACATCCTCAATTGCTTGTTTTGCAACACCTAAATAATTACGTGCCTGATCGATACCGTTGCGAATCGTATTAACTGTATTAAATAACTTATCAGTGTCGCCAATTTTGAGTTTTTCTAGCGCACTTTCCAATGCTGAAGCTGGAGCATCAATAATTGTTGTGGTTGCAATTTTCTCAGGAACAGCAACAGGTACAAACAGCTCACGTTTTTCAGCTTTTGCCTTGATAAACTCAATGGACATCGTACAGAAGTCAGGTGTTGTTGCCTCATGATCAATTTCATGATTAACAACTTGAACTTGCTGTACACCAAAGACAGGATGTATGAGTTCACCCGGACCAGTCGCACTTAATGCTGCTTCTAAAGCATTAACCCAAGTTAAATAGTCAGGTCCAGTAAAAACCGCTTGTATTGAAATTCGTCGTGGGTCATTGCCCATATCTTCAATTTCAGCTTCATCTGAATATGGAGCCTGCTTGATAGCTAGAGTTTTAGGCGCAGTATCTTTGGTGGATGTGCATTCAAACTGCACACCACGAAAACTTGCATCTTGTAAATCTGTATCCCAGCCCATGAAAAAATAACCTCACTATTGTGAGGTTATGATGTGAAATACCAGACTTTTATATCAGGCGGAAACGCTTCCGCTTAATTTAGTGCCGTTGTAGGTAAAAAGGAACATTTGAAGCACCGTGGCGTTTTTCTTCAACAGCTGCATTTTCAGAAATCGCTCCCAATAGGCCACCACTAAAATTAATAGTTTTGTTTTGCCCGGTGACATTAATTAATGTATTGATCTTATTGATCATCTCTTGACTCAATTGATTTTGCTTCTGCTGTTCAGCAATTAATTGGCTACTTTTTTCTTCAGCTGAAGCTTGCTGGGCTTTGCTTTGCTCAATGGCCTGTTGAACAAAGTCAGGACGTTCACCTCCTGAACCAATACCAACTTTTGCTAAGACATCACTGACCATACTGTATCCAGCATCATCAATAGGTTTAAAAATTTGATACCCCGTATAAGCTGCTCCAACAAGACCAGCTGTTTTCGCTGCATTTGAAGCCTTAGATGCTAAACCACCAGTGGTTGAGGGCAAATCTGGAGTCTTAATACCTCCCATAGTTTTAAGCGTGAAAGCCGCAGCACCAGCTACTAATGCAAGACCTCCAACTGCCACAGCTGCACCATAAGTTACACCAGCTAAGTTTTCATTTTCTGCTGCACTTTTAGTAATTGTGTCTTTTAAACCACCTAAAGACTCCGAAATAGCATCATAAGCTTTGGATTGAGCAAACAATTTTTCTTGCTCAAATGCGATATCTTTTGCCCAAGGAGTACCCCGAATCATTGCTGAATCTGCTGCTACCGTACCTGCCGCATTAGGGAGTTGTTTTCTTAGATCATTTAACGTGTCTTTGTTATAGACAACACTTAAAGCAGCCATAAGTGCTTGCCGATCTGCAATGATTTCACCAATTTCTGAACCCATAGCGATGTTACTCATATCTTCCAAAGCAGCTTTTCGTGCTACTGAATCGGAAGACGCAGCCTGTTTCTGAAGCTTTGTATATTGGGCATTACCAGCAAGTTGTCGCTCTAATAATTTTACAAATGCTTCAACACCATAGACGCCTTGCTCACGTTGTTGAACTGAATAAGTACCCCAGTCAAATACTTGTTTTGGTTTTTTCTTACCATCAGATTTTGTGGGGTCTCCAGCCTGTGCAACAACCGCATCACTAATAGATTTGCTAAATTCACGGCTTGATAACTTTGCAAGTAAGTTGACCACATTATTACCAGCTTCATCAGCAGTACCAGCTGTTTTCATGGCAACTTGGTTCATTGCAACTAGTTCAACTAAACCTTTTTCTCCGCTGTAACCAACAACACGTGCTGCTGCCATTTGTTGTGCCAGCCATTTCGACATGTCCTTATATTCAAAGCTTCCCAATTGACCGCCACGCATAGCGATATCATGACCACGTTGCAAATCATTAACACCAAAGTCCTGCATCCGAACTGTTAGAGCAGCAGCATCAGTTGCAGCCGCATTGGTTGCAAATGCCGTTTTTACAGCCATATTTAATGCTGGAGCAACATTGTTAAGTTCGTATTTACCTGAAGCAATTAATGCATTTGCTGCTTCAGCGGCGTCTTCACGCGTTCCACCGCCACCTCGGACAGCCGCTTTGATGTATTCATTTAACTGACCACGCGCAGCAAGTCGTGCTTCAGGTGTCATCCCTTGTCCACCAGTGGCAGTTGCAGCAATGTAGGTCAACTGCTGATCATAATCACGAGGTTTTTGTAAAGCATTAGATATGTACATGCCACCAGCAATAGCACCGCCTGTAACAGCAGTACCTTTCTGCCAAAGTGACATAGTCTGTTGGGTTGATTGATGAGTACGTTTGCTTGATTGTTCAACCTGTTTTGTCCAGTTCGCCAGCTGTTGAGCTGAACCCACCTGTTGTTTTAATAAGGCACCTTGCTGACGTAGAACACCTTCAAGCAACTTATTGGTACGTAATAATTGATCCCCAGCACGGGCAGTATTCAAAGTCTCCCGTGTACCAGCTCTTGCAGTATTAACAAATTTGGCTTGAGCAGAACCAATCTGGGTCCATTGCGTATTGATTTTAGTCGTGGCCTGAACTTGCTGATCAGAGATGCGCTTCATCTCTTGTGCAGCTTGTTGACCCCGAATCTGCAATGTAAGAGAAACAGTAGAATTGCTTCCGCTCATAGTTTAGCCCTTTGATTTTGAATGTTTGCGAACACTGGTCACATATGTTTTTGTCACTGTAGAGCTGTTCCCATTTGTTTGAGTATGGGTTGTGACGGATGATTTTGGTGGCGCTTGTGGTGTTTCTGAAGGTACAGATTCCACTTGACGAGGTAAAGGCCGCGTAGCACCAAGGAAAGCCATTGCAATATGCAGAGGCAAATTAATTGCATCTGCATATGGGATACCAATGGCCATCAATGCTCTAATTAACTGAACGCGCCCAATTAATTCGCGGCTTTGACCTTTGCTTCCAGTTCTGCTTTTTTCTCATTGAAATGGATGAGATTGAACGATGAAGTTTGGGCAATATCTTCATATGTAGGTTCATATTGATTACCAGCCTCATCAACTAACTTAAGCATCGCGACAATATCTGAAATAGCAATGTATTGCAGACCAGTAATCTTGGCTTGAGCTTCAACGTATTCAAGGGCGGTTATTGAAGACATCACGTATTTCGTGCATTTGATTGTTTTCTTTGCCTGTTTAAGATCAATGGCTACAGGCAAATTACCATCTACAAAAATTCTTTCCATTTTTACATTGTCTCATCAAGATAATCTAAGCAGAACATTTCAATGTCACGCATGGTTTCACCATCCACGTTGTATGACTTACTCACTGTTTGTACATTACAGTCAATAAACGTTTCGCGGTATTTGCCATCCGGTGATTCAACAGAAAGACGTCCATCTTCAACAGCCAACCAATTGACTGTATCTTTACCATCTGGAATTACAACTGAGGCCGTCAACTGATAGGTTGTGATTCCTTTTGATTTATACTTCACCCGTTGTTTTCGGTTCATTGTTGGGACTGGGCGATTGCCCGTAGTAATTGATGATGTAAAACGAGCAACGTCATAATCCAGCCCGTTAAAGCTCATGACGATTGCACCAACTGCATCTTCAGACATTGTTCAACACTCTTTTTTAAGATGACCCATTGTCAAATAACTATTTAAATAAGATCAGGCGGAAATACTTCCGCCTAATAATAAAAAAGACCGCACTAAGCGGTCTTGTATGATCTGATCTAGGTGAATCAATAGATATCAAGCGTAGTCCCAATGACATGCATACCACGTACTAAATGAGTTGGGGCTTTCACATTAACACGGTACTGATCTGTTGCATCCGGAGTCACAACAATCTCATCTAGACTTTCACGCACATTTTCAAGAATCTCAGCATCTTCAAGCTGAATCAAACGGGCTGAAATAATAGATTTAATATTGCGGCGTTGAGCAGCCGTGTTTTTACGACGACGTTCTTTTTTAAGGTCCTGACGCACGACTTTACGTGTGTAGTCAACAATCAATACACAGTTAATATCAAGCATAAGATCGTCAGACTCACCAGAATCCGGGTTCATACGATAAGTCGAAATGGCACGAACAATTTCCGGTTTACCGTCTGCACCCGTTTCGATCATACAAACGCCTTTATTCATTGCTGCTTCCATACGTTCAAACGTAAGCTTGAACTCATCAGCAACAGGTGTAAGACCACCTAAGTTGACACCATTGAATGGCAATGCCGGGTCGTTAGAATCGGCTAAAGCTGCTGCGATTGCTGCGGCAATTTCAGGTTCTTGACCAGTTGCACCATGATAGCAAGGGCAAATCACACGGTAATTGGTTTTTACTGGAGCTTGTGCCGCAAAAGCTTCAGCTGCTTCAATATCTGAAAAAGGTACAACTAAAATTGCTGGACGTTGTTCAATTGAGTCACTAACTGATGTTAAGTGGTCGATCCATGCAGTTGTGTCAGTTCCAGCTGCTGGTGGAGCCGACACAGCAATGATGGTGTGACCAAGCGGTTTGATTGTGTCGAGTGTTGCTTGGAGTGTCATGATTCTAATCCTCTTAGACTACTCAAAATCAGAGAAATAATGTATTCAGCGATAACCCCATACCCGTAATCATTCGGATGAATGTTGTCGCCAAGAAAAACTATGCCTCTTGCCTTAAGTTTTGATAGTTCTTCAAATAAACTGATAAACGAGATATTTCGTGATTTAGCAATACCCGCTAATGCGTAATCAACGTCTGCAATCCTAAATTTATAATTGCTCGTAACAGGATCTTCATCTTGTGTGACTGGTGGCGGAGATACTATGATGATTTGAGCATTGCTATTTTTAGCGTAGATTCGATCAAGAATCTGATTGTATTGATTTTTGAACGTCCCGATTTTCTGGGTTGTATGTCGATCATTTGTCCCTAGCTTTGTAAAAACATAGTTCAGCTTAGATGTGATTTTGCTAGAGATATAATCGTTAGCAAGCCAGTTATTTGTACTCCAACCTGACACACCCTCGTTTATGACAGAAATTTTTCGAGTTGCACTGATAGATACTAGTCGAGCATAAATTGATGAATTATTTAATCTATTCGCAATTCGAATTTTCTTTTTACCTTCGGCAAGGTCAGAAATAGTTGTAGAAAATCCAAAGTCTGGAGAAGCAGAGAACACATTGAAACTTGAGTGAAGTTCATCATTCACAAAAACATCAATCATTGACTCACTTTCGCTACCATGACCAAGTTTTGCATAATTAATAGTGAATGCACTTCCATTAAAGTCAAACTCCATGTCCGTTGGAGCAGTAGAAATTGATGGGCTTTTCAAATCAATGAATGTGCCAGATGGGGAACTTGGGTTTGAGCCAACTAAAGCTTGCATTTCATTTACTGAAAATACTTTACCTGTAGCACTATTTTTAAACGTAAAATAAGACAATTGTGAGCTTAAAACACTTACACCATTACTTGTATAGTAAGCCTCACCATCGTTAACAATTGTTTCATCACCAAAACGAGCACTTGTGCAGAATGCCGTTCCCAAGTAATCACGAATTAAATTTACATGGCATCGTGCAATTGCTGTACCGTGTGTTCCTGTGCCAATACCAGTTGCGCCAACACCAAAATCAATTGAATCCCCAATAAAACAGATGTTTACAGTTTGTATGGGATTTCTTAAATCATTTAGCAAGTTAACTAACTGATTTGGTTTTGTAAGCTTATTAATTCTCTCATCAATTGTATTAAGATCATTACGCGTTACAGCAGAATAGAAATACAAACTTGGATCAATGATATAGGTGTAAGAGTTATCCGTTGATGCATATGAGTAAAAACTATTTGCAGGTGTCTTGTTAGTATCAACAGTAACAGCAATAGTTAAATCACTATCAACAATATAGAAAGTCTTAATTCCAACGTTTTTGATGACCGGAAGATCAGCTGTAATAGATTTGACTCGTGTTTCAGACGTATCGAAATTAGCGCGATTTAAAACTTCAAATATCCAGCGATTTGGAGTAGTAGCCTGATCTGGACTGAAAAATTGTTGCAAACGATAGTACTTAGTCATATCAGCATTCATTACACTGATATTTAAAATATAGTTCCTTAAAATATTATCGTGTGAACCAACTGTACTTTCATTGACTTTATTTCGCTTAATCGTACTAAATGGAAACAATACAGTTGAGTTTTTTGTGAGCGCACTAAACGAATCAACATAAGCGAGAGCATCAGATTTTTTAAACGCTGACGCAATATAACGGCTCGGATCAATAATATATGTATAAGAGTTATCAGTTGAAGATACTGAGTAAAAATCACTAGCTGGAAGTTTATTAGTATCCACTGTAACACTAATGGCAGTATCACCATCAATCAGATCAAAAGTTTGAATTCCAGTATTTTTGGTAATTGGGAAAACAGCAGTAATTAACTTGTCACGTGTCTCAGCCGTATCAAAATTAACCTTATTCAGAACCTCAAACACCCAGCGATTTGGCACAGAAGCATTCGTAGGGGTGCTAATTTGCTGAATACGATAGTATTTGTTTGGGTCTGCGCCATTCACTTTAATATCTAAAATATAAGATTTTAAATATTGCTCATGTATAGCAGATACGGGGCTTACAGAAATATTATTTCGTTTTTTCGTACTGAATGGATAAAAGACTGTTGCATTCTTAGTTAGAGCACTAATAGCATTTATATATTCAATTGATGCATCAAGCGGATCATAACCATCAACATATTGTGTACCTGTCCACGTGTATACACCCCGCAATGCAGGATCAGGATCATTATTTCGAACTGAAACATTTGCCTTTGGTGGAACATAAGCAATCATTTCCGCATAAGTGCTGAATGAAGCATCAGCACCGCTACCGATTGAAACTAAGCCATGCTCCACACTATCAATTCGCTCATTTTGAGCATCATCTCTAGCTTGACTTGCTGCCTCTGCTTCAGTAACAGCAGAAGGTGTTGCAAAATCAGATTCATTTTTTAATGCAGCAGAACCTAACTCAGATATGACTAAATCAGCTATCTGCCCAATTTCAGCTTGTTTAGTTTCATCATCCTGTACTACAGGCGTTACATCATTACGTGAAATACTAGAAGCCTTTTCAAGTTCACTGATCTTAGTGCCGGGCACTTCAATCACGATTTGTTGAGCCATACATTACTCCTTATGGTTCAATCAAAGCACCGTCTTGGGCTAACAGCGGGTCGCCTTCTTCGGTGTGTAGTGCAGCTTGTGTTTGAACGCCTTCAGCAGCAAGGGCCACAGCTTGAGCATTAACAAGACGATAGGTCTTAACCGCGGCTTTAATCATGCGACCAGCTTGCGAATTGGCACCGAACTTAGCGTCGGCTCCAGCTGTGTCATAAACATCAACTGGGGTGAATTGTCCGGACAAAACATCTAGCGTCACAAAAAGAACTTTTTGCTCATTGGCTGGAAGCCCTGTGCGGAGGGTATTGGTATTGACGTCTGTATAAACGCCCGGTGTTTTAATACCAGCAGGAATACTCATTATTTA